TGTACTACATGTTGCTCCGGTTGTCTCTAATGAAATGGCAGATGCGATACAGCTTTGGGAAGATATGTATAAAGGAAATTCACCATGGCTTAAAGAGCCTACATATTCAGACCCTACAAGAATTGCATCTTTAGGACTCCCACAGCTTATAGCAAGTGAGAAAGCAAGAACAGCACTTCTTGAGTTTGAGAGCGAAATTACTACTCCAATGATAGAAGAGGAGAAACCAAGAGAAGATGCAGGCACTAATATTGTAGAGCGTTTTAAGCAGAGTAATACAGATACGACTAATAGTACATCTAATCAAGAAAAGAGCGTAGAAAACGCTTCTACGCAGTCTCAGAATGCTAATTTTAATCAGTTCAGCAGATACAATACAGCACAATTCCACCCATCAAATACAGTAAAAGAGTTAGTACCAAAAGGACCTACTGAAAGAGCAGACTATCTTAATAAGATTTATAAGAATAAGCTCCTTAAAAAGTTACGTAGAGAGATAGAATATGGTATTGCTCTTGGTGGACTTGTTGCAAAGCCTTATGTAATCATAAATAAGCTGAAAGAAAAAGGCACTATTTCAGAGACAGAAAATACTCTTACACTTGATGGTGCTAAGATAGACAAAGCAGATATTGAATTTGATTATGTATTAGCGAATGCATTTTACCCATTAGCATTTAATGGTAGCGGAGATATAGTTGAAGCCGCATTTATACAAAAGAAAGTAGATAAAGATTTTGTATATAGTAGGTTAGAACATCATAAGTATGAAAATCATACTGTAACTGTAACCAACTTAGCTTTTCGTTCAACAGCTAATATACAGAATGGAGCTGGCAACGAATTAGGACAAGAAATATCACTCAAGTCAGTTCCTGAGTGGCAGGATATTCAGCCTGTTACTGTTATCCAGAATGTAGACAGACTTCTTTTTGCATACTTCAAGATGCCAGAAGCTAATACTATTGATATGTACAGCCCTCTTGGAGTAAGCGGATTTGATAAAGCACGAAAGCTTATACAAGATGCAGATATTCAGTATAGCAGACTTCTTTGGGAGTATGAGGGCGGAGAGCTTGCTATTGACATTGACAGAGATGCACTCAGAGATTACTATGAAAGAGACAATCAAGGTAATTTGGTCCTTAAGCAAGGCATGGGACATTTACAGCAGAGACTTTATAGACCTGTTGATTTAACAGCAGAAGGAGATACATATAATCAGTATGCTCCACAACTTAGAGACCACAGCTATATAAATGGACTTAATACGATTCTCATGCACATCGAAGATGTAACAGGACTTTCACGAGGTACTATTTCAGAAGTAGATGTAGCAGAAGCAAGAACAGCTACAGAGTTAAAGATATTAAAGCAACGAAGCTATCAAGCAAATGTAGAAATTCAGAAAGCTATACAAGACTTCTTGGATGATGTAGTATATGTAATGAATGTGCTTTGTGATTTATATGATATCACGCCTAAGGGCGAATATGAGATATCGTATGAGTGGGATGATTCAATTCTTGTTGATAAAGACGAAGAGCTTGGCAGAAATATAGCACTTATGGAAAAAGGCATCGTAAGTAAGAAAGAGCTTAGAATGTGGTATAAGGGTGAGACAGAAAAGCAGGCAAGAGAAGCTTTATTAGAAGTACAAGAAGAGAATCGTTTAGCAGTTGAGGATAATATAATGACACAAATGGACTTTAATCAATTAGGCTTAGATAGCACAATGCAACAGAGTCCAGATAATTTTTAATCTTAAAGGAGGAACTTTAAAATGGCAGTAGTATTAAAGAATCAGAAAGCTATGTCACCAACAGAGATTCATTTAGAACTTTATTGTGACAACTTTTCGGAGTTATCTGATTTATCAGCATTTCTTCCGGATGGTTCATCAGTACAGGCAGGAAGCGTAGCATACAAAGCAGACGGAACGCTTGCAATCTACAACGGTAGCTCATGGATAACAGTTCAGTAAAGGAGGAAATTATCAATGGACATAATTGATGTTTTATTAGGCAGAGCTGGAGCTGGCGGAGGTGGTGGAACAACTACTACAGTAATCGCAAATCCAGAAGGCGAAGCTAGCGAAGAATTAGAAAAACTTCAAGTAGATAATAAGATATATGGTACGACAAAAGTTGTAGCAAATCCAGTCGGAACTGCAACAGATGATTTAAAAACAGTAAAGATAGGTTCAACTATTTATAACATTAGCGGTGGAGAAGAAATCACAGGCGAAGTAAGTGGAGCAATTGCATCATTTTCTGACGGAGCAAACAATAAAGCCGTGAAGTCGTTGGTAGTTGGCATCGAGCCAGTACAGAGCGGTAGTGGAGACCCATCGCCAAGCAATATCCGTCCAATCAGCGGATGGAGTAGCGTGAATGTGACGGATTGCGGGAAGAACTTGTTTGATAAGACGGCGATTGATAACAACAAATGGTTAAATATATCAACAGGAGAGGTCGAGTCGTCCAACGGATATGCGGTTACAGCATTTATTAAAGTTGAAGCTAATAAGCCTATTACAATGGGCACACCGCAATCATCACGAAGATGGTTTTACGATTTGAACAAGAATGCGGTTTCTTTGATAACAACAGATACCTATACACCGACACAAAGCGGATATATTAGGATTACATTGGCCTTAAACAATGTTGATATAAATACATATCAAATAGAGTATGGAAACTCAGCCACAGCCTACGAAGCTTACACAGCAACAACCTACCCAATCGCCCTCGGCAACACCGTCTACGGCGGTGAGCTGAATGTGACTACGGGTGAGTTGACGGTGACGCACGCTTGCGATGTCGTTAAAAATCTTACAGTTTTACAAGCATATACAGTAGGTACAAAATCGGTTTGTAAATTGTACAATTTATCAAACACTTCAACATCGTGTGTAGCAAATCAATATCATGGAGCTATCTCAAACATTGCAAAGGAGTTACCAGCTTATTTTGGAGCGCCTCGAGTTAATGAAACACTACCCTCACAGGTTGGAACATTTGCAATAAATACAGACGGATTCGGATTGGCTGTCTATGATGAAGACATAACAATGACGGAAACTGATTTCACAAGCAAGTATGAAAATATGCAAGTATGTTATCCACTCGCAACACCAACAACCGTAACGATCACACCTACCCAAGTTGACTCGCTTCTCGGCAACAACAATATTTGGGCTGACAGCGGTGACTCAGATGTTGTCTACGTCAGAGACTTAAACCTTGCCTTCAACGAGTTATGGAACAAGGTCAACAGCTAGGAGGGTGACATTATGATGCCTTCTAATTTAGAACAGCTAAATGCTCAATTTGAGATATTTGCAAACGAAGGATGTCCATCGTTGAATGACTTAGCAATACGACATCTAAATGCAAACGATAATTGTAAAATTGTTGATTTGACAGAGGACAATGACGAGGTGATTTGCCATGACATTACAGGAATACAATGATTTATTTAAACAGCAATTAGCAAAGTGTTTACTCAAAGGTTTTCGTCTTATGAAAATGTCGAGGTATAATTAATGACTGATAGAGAGATAGAAAATTTAATATCTCCTTTTGTAGAAAGACAGCAATCTATCGAAGCCACAATTATAAACACTATAGCTGAAAGAGTTAGGGAAATTGGTACATTATCTAAAAAAGATGTGTACCAACTAACTCAGCTATATAAGACAGGCAGTAGTGCAAAGTATCTCAATAGATTACTATCTGAAACATTAAGCATACAAGAACGTGATGTAAAGTCGATGATTAAGAATGTTGCTATTGATACATATGCAGACGCTAAACCATTCTATGATTATCGTCATAAGACTCAAATACCATTTGAGCATAATACGAAGCTACAGAGGAGCGTGAAAGCTGTCGCAACGCAAACAGCCAATACATTTAAGAATCTATCTAATTCTAAAGCAACTGGCTTTATGATTCGTGATGCAAAGAATCCTACGTTATTAAAATTTCAAACTCTTCCAGAAGCTTATCAGAGTGTAATAGATGAAGCTGTACATAGCATACAATCAGGAGTATTAGACTTTGATACAGCCATGAGAAGAACATTAAAGCAATTAGTAGACAGTGGGTTCAGAAGAGCGTATTGGGACAGCGGATATACACGTAGACTTGATAGCATTGTACGCATGAATATACTTGGTGGTATAAGACAGATAAATCAGCAAGTACAGATGCAGATTGCAGAAGAAATAAAAGCAGATGGAATTGAACTATCAGCACATAGCTTCTCAGCACCGGACCACGAACCTGTACAAGGACATATTTTCAAGATAGAGGAGTTTAATAAACTTCAAAGTGATATGGCTTTTGAAGATGTAAATGGCAAGAAGTTTGATGCAATTCAACGACCCATAGGAGAGTGGAATTGTAAACACTTTACAACTGCAATCATTATAGCAAAGCATAAGCCTACATGGAGTGCAGAAGAGCTAGAAGAGCTTAAACGAGCAAATCATAAAGGTTATACGCTAAGTAATGGCAAAAAACTAACAATGTATCAATGTGAGCAGATGCAGAGAAAGTATGAAACAGATATACGTTATGCAAAAGAAGGCTATATGATGGCTAAGAAAGCTGGTAATGAAAAGCTTATGGAAGAATATAAAACAAAGCTTGAAAGGCTCAATCGTGAGTATACACAATTCAGTAAAGACTGTGGTTTAAAGAAGCAGAAGAATAAAGCATCTGTAGCTGGCTTTTCATACTAATTCTGGATAAATATTGTTTACATAATATAAATCATGTGTTATAATGTTTATGTGGGAAAATGTTGAGTTTTCATTATTTTTCTTCTTCTATCAAACGTATCCAAGTTGGAAGTTCCTCTTGGATACGCATAGAAACAACTGTCGAGCATAAAGACGTTAAAACAAATGCCATTCAGTCCAAACTGTAATGGACGTTTAAATAAAACAGATATAAAGAATGAAGGAGGATTGTATTATGACAATCAAAGAACTATTTGGCGATGGCTCTCTTAGCTACGAAGAGTTTGAAAAAGCTATGAAAGAAAAGGGAGCAAAGTTTGTAGATTTATCAGAAGGCAACTATGTTAGCAAAGATAAGTTTGAGAATGAGGTCACAGCAAAGGACGGTCAAATCGCACAGCTTAATGATACTATTAAGTCAAGAGATAAAGATTTGAAAGACCTCAAGTCACAGCTTAGTGAAGCTGGCACAGATGCAGAGAAGCTTGCAGAGCTTCAAACACAATTTGGTAACCTACAGACACAGTATAAGCAGGACACAGACAACTATAAATCACAACTTAGCAAGCAGGCGTATGAGTTTGCAGTTAAGGAGTTTGCAAGTGGCAAGAAGTTTTCAAGTAATGCCGCAAAGCGTGATTTCATTAGTTCGATGATTGCCAAAGAGTTGAAAATGGAAGGCGATAAGATATTAGGTGCAGATGATTTTGTTTCAGCTTACTCAATAGAGAATGCCGATGCATTTGTAGTTGAAGCTCCAAAATCAGAAGATAGCACACCGAAGCCTACATTTGCTCAACCTACAAGTCCTACAGTAGATGCAACTAAAGATACTACAAAAGACTTCGGATTCCATTTTGTAGGAGTTCGACAAAGACCAGAAAATAAGTAAAGGAGACAAAAATTATGGCAAGTTATGTAGCACCAGCTAACAACGGCTCAGCAGGTACATATGATGGCTCAACAGCTATCAATGGACTTAATTATGCAGATGATTACCAGAGAACTCTGGAGCAGAATTTTCCGTGGGTACTCAATTACGGAGCACTCTACAGCACACCAAACAACGGAAGATACAGATGGGTAAATAGTAAGACTATTGAAATCCCATCAATCGCAACAACTGGTAGAATAGATGCAGATAGAGACACAATCGCATTTGCACAGAGAAACTATCAGAATGCATGGGTAGCAAAGACACTTTCTAACGAGAGAAAGTGGTCAACACTTGTTCACCCAAGAGATATTGATGAGACAAATATGGTAGCAACTATCGGAAACATTACTCAGGTATTTAATGAAGAGCATAAGTTCCCAGAGATGGATGCTTACTGTATTTCTACAATCTATGACCTTTGGACAAAGGCAGAGAATCCTGATACAGGCGTAAAGCACGTAGCAGATACTACAGTTCTTACAACTGCAAACATTCTTTCTGTATTCGATAAGCTTATGCTTGCAATGGATAACGGCAGAGTTCCGGGCAATGGACGTATTCTCTATGTTCCGTTTGAGATTCTTTATCTTCTTAAGGAAGCAGAGAAGATTGACAGACAGATGGATATTACATCCGGTCCTAATGCAATCGACAGAAGAGTTAACAGACTTGACCAAGTTCAGGTTGTTGGTGTTCCTGCAACACTTATGAAAACTCTTTACGACTTCACAACTGATTATGCAATCGCAGATGACGCACAGCAGATTAACATGTTCCTTGTTCATCCGATGGCAGTTATCACTCCTGTTAGCTACACATTTAGTAGACTTGATGCTCCTTCAGCTATGTCTGAGGGTAAGTACGTTTACTACGAAGAGAGCTTTGAGGATGTATTCATTCTTGATAACAAGTCAAATGCTATTCAGTTCAACGTATCTCAGGCAGGTGGAACTGGTACACAGTCATAAGGAGAATACCTATGAGTGAAATCACAGTAAGACGTGGTGGCAAGATTGTAAGAGTCACCGAAAACGAGCTGGATAAATACTTAACAAAGGGCTATGAAGTATATGGGAGCAAGAAGGAAAAAATTCCTTCTTCTCCTGTAGTAGAAGAGAAAGCTATAGCTGATGAAGATGTCGTTATAGCCGAGAAGCCTAAGAAGAGTACAGCTAAAAGAACACGTAAGCAATAATTGAAAGGCGGTGTATTCAATGTATCTTTCATATGAACAATATCAGAATATGGGTGGAACGTTAGAAGAAACCGCCTTCAATAACTTTGAATACGAAGCAGAGACTATTGTAAATTGGTACACATTTAATCGCCTTAAAGGTGAGGAGACTTACCCAGAAGAGCTTGCAAGATGTATGTATCGAATCATAGATTTAATACAGCTTAAAGCAGAAGCTTTAGCACTTGGAGCAAAGACAGTTACTATAACAACTGGAGATAGCGGAAGTGGAAGTCCTGTTACACAGACTATTACTACATCCCCTTATATCTCAGGTCAGTCAAATGATGGAGTTTCAATAGATTATAATACCGTAAATGCATCAGATTTATTGGGACTTCTTGGACTTGATAAGCGTAGTAATCTGTTTGAAGAGATAGTATTCAGATATCTTCAAGGCGTAAGAAACAGTAAGAATAAACGACTTACATATAGAGGTTTATATCCTGATGAATAATCAACCATATCCAATTTGGTGGGATACCACAGTAACAATTTATAATAAGTTTCAAGACCCGCAGACTCAGATTATACGATGGTATAGAACTGTTGTAACTGGAGCGTTTTGGAAGTATGTTGGCAACAAAGTAACTGTCGGTAAAGTTTCATTAGAGACTAATGACAGCGTATGCCGAATCAGAGAAGATGCAAGATACTTACCTAAGTTTCAATGGTTACAGATTCCTAATGATATGATGTCACAATACTTTACATTATCAAGAGGAGATATTATAATCAAAGATGAAGTAACAGATGAGATTAATGAGTATATATCCGGTAAACGTGCAACAGATATAATAGCAAAGTATAAAGAGTTACAAGGTTGTATAACTATCGAAGAAGTGGCTATAGATATAGGAGCCGGCAGGTGTAATCCTCATTATCGAATAAGAGGTGTTTAAATGTCAGCAAGTAACGGATTTATTAATTTTAGAATATACGGTAGATACAGAACTGATTTACAACGTAGTATGATTAAAAAAATTAATAATCCAGCTGTACTTAAAGATATTAATCAGCATATTTTAGATGAAGCTACACATTATGTTCCTGCACGAAGCGGAGCATTAAGACGTTCAGGATATGCTACATCTCAGACAATAGGATGGCGTACACCATATGCTCATTATCAATATCAAGGTGAAGTTTGGGGTCCTAACTTACCTGGATGGATAGGAAACAAAGGAGTATTCAGAAGCCCGAGACATAAATATCCAACAGGCGAAATGTTAGGAGCGACACCCGGAATGACATGGTTGCCAGCAAGATTTGTATGGGATGCTCAGAACGGTATTTATAGAAGAGCAACAGCAAGCACACCACCAGTTCCAGTACGATTTGGATATTCAACTCCAGGAACTAGATATCAATGGTTCAGAATAATGTGGGCAGAGCGTAAGCGTTCAATTCAAGCTTGGACTACTTCAAGATTACGCAAAGCATTAAAAGGAGGAAAGTAATGTCGATAGATAAGAATAATGCATTCATAGACTATCTGTTAAAATGTCCTCAGATGCTTAACAGCCCACTCTATTTCAACTTTATCAATGCTAAAGATAATACAAATCAGATAGTTACTAATTCAGATGATAGAAGCATGTCAAGCCCGTATGTAGACGGGAGTGTAAAGAGAAGGTATACATATACAATAATCACTTTCAAGTCTATCACAGATATACCGCTTGCAAAAGCTGTTGGTACTGATACAAGACTTCCAAATGAGAATGTAGAAGATTTAGCAAGCTTTCAAGCTATCATAGATTGGATAGCAGAGCAAGCAGATAAACATGAGTATCCAGATTTTGGTGAAAATTGTCAGATGGATGATATCTATACAACGACAGATGCACCAAGATTTGATGGTATAAATACCGATGTATCGCCGTCTATGGCGATGTATAGTATTGATATAGTGATAGACTATATAGATATAAGCAAAGCAATATGGAAACAATCTTAAAGGAGGATTAAGCACATGGCTGTTAATCAAATTAATCTCAAGACCGGTCAGAGAGCAGAGCGTAAACTTCTTGTAACTATTGCAGAGTGGATGGAAGGAACAAGTACCGTAAGAGAGATTCTTGGTACACGTACACCGGACTCAAGTATTGAGTACAATGCAGACATTGAGACTTCTACAGATATCCGTGGTAATAACTACACAGATATTAATAGAACACAGCCTCAGCAGGAGTTCGACCCATATCTCATTCTTGGCGGTTCAAAGCTCGGAGCATTTCTCAACGACCTTCGTAGACGTAACGCAGTTTCAGAATTTAACCAGTTTACAATGTATATTGTAACAATGTTCATTGGAACTACAGGACAGTATGAAGCAGAAAGACACACCGATTGTACTATCGCAGTTACAAGCATCGGCGGTGATTCAAATGTTAATATGCCTATCACAGTATATTTCAGTAACAAGATTACTACCGGTACTGTAGATAAGATTGCTGAGGATTTTGCATTTTCAGCAGACGTAACAGTTTAAGATAGGAGGAAGTAAATAATGATTAAATCAACAACTCCACAAGAAGAAGTAAAAGAAGAAGTAGTAGAAACTCCAGTAGTTAATGATGTTGTAGATATTAATTTGTCTGTGGCACAGCGAAAGAGATACAGAATCAATGGTGACAATAATCTCATATTAGAGCTTAATCCTTCTGATATGGGAATTGTCACCAGACTTTCTGAATTATATCCAAAGCTTCAAGCACTTTCAGACAAAGTAGCTACGCTTGGAGCAGATGAAGAAGAAGCAAGTGATGACCCAGAAGAGTTTAGACAACAGCTTGATAAGTTTGGTTCTCAGCTTAAAGAGATTGACAAAGATATGAGAGATTATATAGATAAGCTCTTTGATGCCAATGTTTCTGAAACATGTGCTCCATCTGGAAATATGTTCGATATTGTAGGCGGACAATTCAGATATGACCACATTATTGAGACAATAGCACAGCTTTGTAATCAAACTATTAGTGATGAAGCAAGAGCTTTACGTGCAAGACTTGCACAGAAAACAGAAAAATATACATCACAAGACCATAAGAGGAAGAGTACAAAGAGAAGTAAATAAAAGAAGTAAGTGAGAGTAACATTATGTATGATTTACCAGTTACGATAGACATAGGCGATAAAGTTTGTCAGATTCGTGATAACGGAGATTACAGAATGATACTTGATTGTTTCATTGTACTTCAAGATTTAGAATTAGCCGATAATTACGAACGTGTATTATCGGCTTTAATTATATTCTATGAAGATTTAGATGTAGATTCTGTATTAGAGTTATCAGAAGAAGAACTGACAGAGCGTGTAAAAAAGATGTATGACTTCTTTGAATGTGGGCAAGATACAACTCATGCAAATAAACGAAACTATAAGCTAATGGATTGGAAGCAAGATTCTCAGCTTGTAATGTCAGCTATCAATAACGTAGCAAAGAAAGAAGTAAGAGCAGAAGAATATGTTCATTGGTGGACATTTATGGGATATTACATGAGCATAGGAGAAAGTGCTTTTGCTACAGTAGTTTCAATACGCTACAAAATTCTAGCTGGCAAGAAGCTAGAGAAGTACGAACGAGAATTTAGAAATGACAATCCACAATACTTCATCTGGAATCACAAGAGCATTGAAGAGCAAGAAGCAGAACAGTATATCAGAGAATTGTGGAATCAAGGTAATAATACTTAGAGAAAGGAGGAGATTATAAATGGCAAGTTATGATGCAGATGTAACAATTAAAATAGATGCCGATACAAGTAATGCGGAACAAGCGTTATCACAGCTTGGAAAGTCTACAGAAAAAGCGTTAAAGTCTCCTTCATCTTCAATGAAGCAGATGGGTGTACACGCTCAACAGCTTGAAGCCAAAATAAATAAGACAATTTCAAAGATGCAAGAGCTTGGAGCTAAACGTATTAAGTCAGAGCCTTATAAAGAGTTAGAATCAGAATTAGAGAGACTTGGGAAAAGAGCTATTAAAGTCCGAGAGCAGATGCAGGATTTAGAGTTCCGTGGCAAAACTGATACGTCCCGATATGAACAAGCCGAATTAGCACTCACAAATTATCGTAAAGCAATAATAGATACGATACATCAAATGAAGGAATTACAGCAGAATGGTGGTGCTTATGTAGGCAGAGGATATCAAACAAGAGAATATGCAGATTTACAACAGAGATTAGCAATATTAACAAGCCAAGCAGACGTATTAAATCAGAGAATTAAAGAAGCATCTACCGGAACAACAAAGTTAAGTACAATAGTTAAATCCTTATTTAATGCATATGGCAAGGCTTTTAGAACTATAGGAAGTGCATTAAAGAATAGAATTACTAGACACAACAATGATACAAGTAAATCATTCAAGCATTTACTTAGACAGTTACTTAAATACGGACTCGGTATTCGTTCTTTATTCTTACTCTATAAAAAGTTAAGACAATATGGTAAAGAAGCTTTCAAAGATATGGCAACTCAGTATCCTGAAATAAATGCTCAGTTGTCAGATTTAGTATCTACGTTTAGTCAGATGACACATAGCATAGCTACAGCTTTTCAGCCGTTGCTTTCAGTAGTATTGCCTGTACTTAATGCAATAATGAATGCCGCAATAGCCGCCGCAAATGCGATAGGTAGTTTCTTCGCCGCACTTACAGGACAAGGATTTATCTATAAAGCTATTAAACAACAGAAAGATTTTGCAGGTGCTGTTGGTGGAACTGGTAGCGCCGCTAAAGATGCAAAAGAAGAATTAGCAGAATATGATAAGCTTCTCGTTATCGACCAGAATGACGCTGGCGGTGGCGGTGGAGGAGGCGGTGCCGGAGACGGCGGAAGTATCTTCTTTGAGAAAGCAGACCTTAATCAAGATATGGTAGATTTAGTTGCTAAGATTAAAGAAGCTTGGAGCAAAGGAGATTTCACAGAGCTTGGCACAGCTTTCGGAAAGAAGATTGCAGACGCACTTAATAATATCCCATGGGATGATATCAAAGCTGTTGCATATAAGATAGGAACTTCAATAGCAACATTCATAAATGGTGCTATAACTCCTGAATCACTTGGAGCCGTAGGAAGAACATTAGCGGAAGCACTTAACACAGCATTAACTTTAGCACGTGGATTCTTAGATAAATTTGACTGGATACAATTTGGAACTTCTATTGCAACCGGTGTGACAGAGTTCTTTAAGACAGCCGATTTTGCAGAGTTAGGAAGTGTTATACATGACTTCATAGCAGGTGCATTAGATGCCGCTATAACATTCTTCACAGAAACAGATTTTGAACTTATTGGTCAGCGTATAGGAGAGTTCTTAGCAAATCTTGATATACCTGATTTAGTAGGTAAATTATATAACTTAGCTAAAGCAATACTTGGTGCTTTAGCTGACGCAATCAAAGGATTTTGGAGTAGTGCTGATACATGCAGTAAGATAGTAGCCGCAATAGCGATGATACTTGGTGCATTAGTATTCACCGGTAAGTTAGGAACCGCCGCAACTAACATTCTTAACGCATTAGGATTAGGAATGGAAGGTAAGACTATATCAGTTGGAAAACTTCTTATAGCCGCCGGAACTTATCAGTTAGTTGGTGCAGGCACTGCCGCATTCTTAGGAACACATGCAGAAGAAGCCGGATTTAGTGAATTAGCTCAAGAGTATCATGACTTTGCAGAGAATCCTATCGAATATACATTTGGAGCATTTGCAGATATAGCAAGCTTTATCAAAGAAGATGGTTTCGGAAAGTTCGGAGATGTACTTGCAGAAGTATTTAGTCCGAACGGAGAATGGATGCGTACATTAAAGGATATCTTCGGATATGAAATGACACAAACAGACGCCGGTATAGATAATGCTGATGTATATAAGAAAGCAAGAGCAAGAGAAGGCATTGTAACACCAGAAGATTATCATAATGCCGGATTAATGTCAGACCAAGAGTACGCTAAGATTCAAGGCGAAGCACAGAAAGCACAACGTTCAATAGATGAAATGCAACAAGATTTGTTAGATGCTTTCAAGAAAACATTTAACATGCCAATTGAAATTGCAGATTCAGCCGGAACAGAAGCTGGAAATACATGGTATGAGAAGTATATCAATACTATAAAGAAAACATTAAACACTTCTAAGAAGAGCATGGAGACTTATATCAGAGAGACAAATCGTGCTGGTATAGATGCTCATGATGAGATGGAAAAAGAGATTCCTGAGAAGTACGAAGAGACTTATGAGCAAGCTACAAACAAATGGCGTAATTTAGGAACATGGGCGAAGCAACGTGTATCAGAAATAACACGTAATACAAATACACTTCCTTCTGATATGTCAGCTATATACGGAAAGACATATAAAGAAAGTATAAATCAGTTTGCAGGTATTGGAGACTGGGCACAAAATTCTGTAGTAGGAACTATCACAGCTAAACTCGGAATGTTACCAGGCGAATCTCAAGCAATCTTCAAAAAATCATATGACGATGATGTGCAAACATATGCAGGTATTGGAAAAGAATCAGCCGGATGGAAAGATTCTGTTGTCTATGGATTTTCTGATTTGCCGAATGCTACAAAGTCAACATTCAAACAATCATATGCAAATGCTATTTATGAGTTTAAAGATATTCAGAAATCAGCAGGTGGAGTTGCTACACGTTGGACATTAGGACTTGCCGCAGTTAAGCTCGATACTAAAGATATATTCATGAAAGCTATGCAAGAAGCACAAGGGCAGACTAATGAATTTAGTACCTGGTTTAACAAACAGACATTTAAGACAGTAGCAGAGTTCGGAATAGATGCACCATCTAAATCAAGCGTACAAAATATCTGGAATGATTTAGCAGGTGTGTGGCAAGATAAGAATGCTCATTTTACAGTAACAGCAGACGCAGATTTAAGCGAAATTGCATACACAATTAATAAGCATATTGTGGATAAAGTTAATAGTGAATTAGAGAGTTTATATAATAAAAAAGCTATTAAGAGTTATTCACCTATGAGTAGAATAAAAGTACCAGGTGCGGCACGAGGTGCAGTTCTTCCACCAAATCAACCATTTTTAGCGATGCTTGGTGACCAAACAAGTGGTACTAACGTAGAGACACCGCTTTCAACAATGATTGAAGCCTTCAATGCCGCACTTGATAGTAGAGGTGGCACAGGACCTCAAGAGATTAATCTTGTAGTTGGCGGCAGACAGATAGCACAGGTTGTATGGGATGAAACAGAGAAGAAGTATAAGCAGACAGGAAGGAGGTAGGGCTGATGGCAACATTTCAAGGATATTTATTAAAAGCCGTTGCGACAGGTCAAGTATTCCCACATCAGTATATAGCGTTTAAAACATGGGAAAGCACTCCAAATCAACGAGAAGAAATTAAAGCTTATCGTGAAGAAAACACAAGAGACCTACATAGATTTACAGCCGATGGGGAGAAGTCTACTCTTAAATTTGAGACACGACCTTCTCTCCATTTGGCAGATATTGAAGCTATAGATTCATGGCTCAAAGATGCAGAAATGAAGGCTAAAGAACGTAAGATAGAAATAGAGTTTTGGGATGATGATAATCATATGTATAGAAGTATAGTATGCTATCGTCCGAACCCAAAATTCAAGATAATTCGTATTGAAGATAATGATATAGTATATGATGCATCAACAATAGAATTTATCGAATACTAAGAGGTGACATGCATGGCAAGATACTTACACATTCAAATATATGAAGAAGAGGGAACTTCAACTAATATCTTGTATGATAACAAAGTAGATACTGATTGGGGTATCACTTCAGGCACTGCATCATTAGACAGCATTCTCATGGAAGAAGAGCTAGATTTCGCACAGATTAATGCGTCTATGTTTCAAGTACAAGTATTTGGCATAGACGCAGATGTATCAAATAAAAAGATTAGAGTAAGCATCATTGAATCGACTTATGGCTTAACACATTTAAGAACTGATGTAGACATACATATTTATATTCCAGGCGTGATTGATGTTGATGGCTATGAGGCATTCGTAGATTCTGCACAGCCACAAAATTGGATTATGGCTACAGAAGGTACTGTTGAGCAGGAAGTATTTCTGTTTACTGGAACAATAGAAAGTTGCAAGCAAGATAATGCCGGAATATACCGAGACATAGTAGCTTATGACTGGATTAAATGGCATCGAGAAGATGATGTAGCTTCATGGTTCAGTAACTTCATGTCAATGTGTGGAACAAGTACAGTACAATTATCAGTATTAAGAGATTCACTTCTTACATACATGGGACTTAATATTCCTACAGATACATTTGATAATGACGATTTAGTGATTGACCCAGCTATGATATTTGTACCCGCATCTATCACATTTGAGACTGTGATAAATCTTATTTCAGTATTGCAGAATTTCTGTTTCCATATAGATGGAAATGGTAATGCAGAGTATATCACATTGTCAAATACAGTGGCACATACAATTACACCAACATTAATAGAAGGTGAGAACTGTGAATGGGAAAACTACACAACTAATGAAATAACAGGTGTAGCTGTATATGATACAGCAGATAATTTCGTTCAGTTAGTAGGAACCGATGCAAACCCATATAAGATAGTAGGCAATATCTTCTTACTCGGCATGAGTGCCGAAGATATAGATATATATTGTGGTAATATTCTTGATACCCTATCACAGATACAGTACGTACCTTGTGCTATAAAAATGATTGAATCAGATTTATCATTTAAGCTCGGCGATTATGTAGAAACAGATAAAGGTAATACATATATCTTACAGAATAGTTTAAATAATGTGTGGTTCATTGACCAGACAATCACTGCACCCGCACATGGAGCAGATTTAAATCCTGAGATAAAGAATTATAATCAATCACTTATAGAAGGTGCTAAGATATCACGTATTGAACAGACTATAGATAGCATTACAACAGAAGTTGCTGATTTAACAAGAGAAGTTTCCTCACAGATTACACAGCAAGCAGATAAGCTTGTATTACAAGTAAATAATGGTGGTGTAATAACATCATTAACTATGGGCTCTATAGTTGGTGGAGGAACTCAAAACCCAATATTCCAAGTATCGGCAGAGAATATAGACTTTATAGCTAATGATAGCATTCAACTTACAGCTAACAGTATAGGAATTGTAAGTACAAACTTCTCAGTAACACCTGCCGGTGAGATTACAAGTGTTGCAGGACATATAGGTGGATTTGATATTACATCAGATGCATTATATAGCCGATACACTAATGGAAATGATTACTACGAAGCACGTATGCAGTCATTTACAGGAACGAGTACAGATAGAACAGCATTCAGAATACAGAACAGAATAAGCGGTACACTAACTACACCATTCTATGTGACATATGGTGGTAAACTGTACGCAGAGAATGTAGATATATCAGGTAAAGTATCAGCTACATCCGGTAAGATAGGTCCTTGGTCGTTTGGTAGTCAAGACTTCTATAGCGAATATATAAGTGGAAATGATAGATATCGAGTAACCATCAGAGGAATAACTGCAGGTGATACAGAAACACAATCAGCATTATTCTTAACTAGAGTAAAGAACGGAGCTACATCATACCCTATAGACATTACATATGATGGCAAACTTAAAGCTAGTAATGTAGAGTTAACTGGTGATATAACAGCTAAGAATATCACAGTTTGGGATGAGATAAAGTTAGTTAGCGACTATCATGGTGGAACTGCATATACTTTAATTGCGACTGGTAGTGGAGGTCCTGATAGCATTTATACACGAATTTATAACGGATTAGGACAAGCACGTATTACATTAATCGACCAAGATACAGGTGACTGGAATGGTTACGCTGGATACTTCTCAGGCGGAACTTGGTATTTCAATTCAGAGCTTGAAGTTGCTAATACTATAACTACGAAACGTCAAGTCATACTTAAACCTAATGCAACGATAGGAAATACTGGAGTAGAAATATATGGTTCTTCACCGTTCATTGATTTTCATAATAGCTACAACGATACATCAGATTATACAGCAAGAATCATACATATAACTTCCGGCAATAATAAATATATAGACTTCTGGGAAAGTTCAAGTGCATGGATTACTTGTAGAGCGTTAAGCTTTGCTAACCAATCATCTAAGTATGTTAAGAAAAATATTAAGAGTATAGAAGATGAAGAAGCAAAGAAGATACTTGAACTACGTCCTGTCAAGTTTGATTACAAATATGGTGGAGCAGAGAATCAACGTGGACTTATTGCAGAAGAAGTAGCAGAGATAATGCCGGAAATGGTAATCGGTGAATTAAATAAAATTGATAAGAGTAATCTTAAAGATACACCGAGCATTGATTATAGCAAGTTTGTACCATATCTTATCAAGATGATACAGATACAGCAGAAAGAAATTGACGCACTTAAAAACAAAGATGTATAATTAAATAAAAGGAGGATTTAGTATTATGGAAAAACCACTTATTTTAGTTCAAGCAGAAATGAAGAAAGAGCTTATTGCATTAGTCAATAAGTATGCTATTCAAATACCTGCAATAACCATTGTAGATTCGTTACAACTTGCAACAGAAGAAGCACGTAGATTAGCAGAAGTACAATATCAGAAAGCACAAGCTGATTACGAAGAAGCACAGAAAAAAGAAGCAGAGGAGGAGCAGTCAGATGAGCAATAGTCCATTAGTTGATTATGTTAAGATAAGTCCTCATAGAAATACTGTCAGCAATAAAAAGAATACAGCTATTGCTATACACCATATGGCAAGCAATATAAGTGTTGAACAATGTGGCGAGATATTTCAAACCAGTGAAGCAAGTGCCAATTATGGTATTGATGGCAAAGGCAGAGTAGGAATGTATGTAGAAGAGTGTGACCGCTCATGGGCTACATCATCAAGAGACTTTGATAGTCATGCTGTCACAATAGAACTTGCTAATGATGGAGGCGACCCTGATTGGCATGTATCAGATACAACAATCAAGAAGTGCATTGAACTTTGTATAGATATATGCAAAAGAAATGGTATAGCTAAACTCAACTATACCGGAAATAAAACTGGCAATCTTCATATGCATAGATGGTATGCGAATACAGCTTGTCCTGGAAATTATTTAGCAAGTAAATTTAAATACATAGCAAACGAAGTCAATAAAGTATTATGTAAACCAGACTTAGTAGTTGACGGGATTGATTATTCAAAGGTTTATAACTTTGATTACTATACGAATAGATATGAAGATATCAGAAAAGCTTTCGGCACAGATGAGATAAAGACATTCAATCATTTCTTAAAGAACGGCATGAAAGAAGCAAGACAAGCTATAGCAACTTTCAATTTATCTGTATACAAATATAACTATGAAGATTTAAGAAAAGCATTTGGTGAAGATTTGCCGAAGTATTATCAGCACTATGTAACGCATGGCATTAAAGAAAAACGTGATGCAGTAAATCATATAGTGCCATATTCGATATACAATGGAGTTGATTATTCAGCAGTGTATGATGGAAAGTATTATCATGAACATCATAAAGATGTAGCAGATGCATTTCTGAATAATTACGATAAGCATATACAGCATTTTGTAAATCACGGCATGAGAGAACATAGACAAGCTAATGGAGCATTCAATGTAGATATCTATAAAGCTAACTATCCGGATTTACAGAAAGCTTTCGGCAACGACATAGAAGCATATTATATTCATTATATCAATAAAGGTAAATACGAAAAGCGTGTAGCTAATCGTTTAATACAGCAACCACAAGCTGAATATTACACATATAAAAGCGGTGATAAGCTGTCAGAGATAGCAAAGAAATATAATACAACAGTTGATAAGATTATAGAACTTAATGCTGTTTTTAAAACCGGACAAAATATAAGAGTGAGGTGATAGTCATGGCAGAACAAACAGCTTTTCCAAAAAGAATAAAAGACTTACCGACTACACAAACAGCGGCTAGTGATGATTATATACCTATAGACAGTCCTGTTTATGGAACAAGAAAATTATCAATTCATCGTCTGCCCGGCGGTGGTGGCGGAACTGATGTAGAAGCTAATCCTGAAGGAACACCTACAGACACCCTTAACACCATAGGCATATCTGGAACTATATACGATATAGCTGGAAGCTCAAACGGAGTTATTGAGGGATTGGACTATGACAGAGCTGACAATCTCAACATCCCTGATTTTACAGGATACACATACACTCCGACAGAGGATGGAGTGCTTATGCTGAAGGGTTATGGAGCTGTTGGTGGAGTGGCTGCGGAATCGACTGGGAATGATACCTTATACCTTGCAGTTCTTGGGGATACATGGACAAACCCATGGATTCCTGTTAACAAAGGCACAGAGTACACATTGAAGAGAATGGCACAAGACACAGGCTTCCCAAGCGGTTCATGGCTGAAATTCATTCCTTGGAAGCGTGGTGTATTCCTTGCCCCTATGATATACAGCGAGACAGAAAGAGAAGTCGGGGCATGGCTTGATGATAAGCCTCTATATCAGAAAACTATAGTAGTGAATTATCCAAGCGGAGTCAGTTCGGGAGAGCATGTTGTTGAGAGCATAGCAGACATTGGAATAGTTAACGCTTACGGACATTATATCGAGACAAGCTCGGGCTATGATTATACAATCCCTTATGCACAATCAAACGGCTCAAGCCTTTACTATTACCAAGGGGATATGTATTTTGCAATCGGCACTAATGTGGGTTTTGGCTCGGGTACATTATATCTCACTGTTCTATACACCAAGGACAACGATACAGCAGGCAGTGGCTCATACGGCTCATTAGGAATCCCGATGGTGCATTATGATGACAGTGAGAAGGTCATCGGCACATGGTTCGGAGAGACTGTGTATGAGAAGACATTCTCGGGAACAATATCGGGGACGAATACGGCTATCACAACCAACCTAAATATTGGGAGGTTAGTAGATATTGAGGCATCGGGAGAGAAGACCTCGGGAGGCAGTACCATTAGATTTGGAATGGATTACAGGGACGGCAGTGACTGGCTCAATGTCCATTGTTCGGGCAATAATATCCGTATAATATGTTCAAGTTGGTTTAGTGGTGCAGATATTAAAGTGACTTTGAGATATACCAAGAGTACAACATAAGGAGGGCAATATGGATACCGTGATTCAATTTAGTGTAGGACAATTTATAGCTGTTATTCTTGGTATTTGTGGAGCAATAGTCACAATCTCAGCCGCAGTAACTGTATTGATAAAGACAGCACAAAAGATAAAAGAGCCGGAGAAAGAGCAGAACGAAAGAATAACAGCACTTGAAAAGAAAGTTGAAAAGCATGATAGATTCTTTGATAATGATAACAGACGTATGATAGAGTATGAAAAAGGCAGTACAGTAACACAACAAGCATTATTAGCACTTCTAAGTCATGCTATAAACGGTAACAATGATGAAGAACTCAAGAAAGCAAAATCAAACCTTGAGCAATATCTTATAGGAAGAGGAGGTAACGTAAATGCGACTTAATGACAAAGTATATGATTGTTTGAAATGGATTGTAATCATAGTTCTTCCGGCTTTATCAACTCTTTATTTCACAGTAGCAAAGATATGGGGGCTTCCCTACGAAGCTGAAATACCTGCCACCATAAACGCAGTAGACTTATTCTTAGGTGCATTGATAGGAATATCTCATGCAACTATCAAAGCAGAAAAAGCTAAAATAGAAGATGATAAGGAAGAAGCATGAAGATAGCAGACTTTACTGTTCCAGAACTTAATATGTTCAGAGAGCTGTGCAACAGAATCTAAACGAAAGATGAGTTTAGCTAAAAAAGGTAAGCCTTTATCCGAAGCACAAAAAGTGCAATTAGAAAGACTACATAAGTCTATTAAGGAACGCAGAAAAAATGTCGAAACAAATTAAGATATATGATTTTACAAAACCCGAATTAGATTATTTTATAATCAACTGTAACTTTTAGATGAGGAACTTTGTTATTTCAATCTAAGGGCTCAGTATAAATCAAATATCCAGATAGCTTTAGAGATGAATATATCAGAATCTAAAGTAAGTAAGCTTGCAAGGAAAGTGAAGTCAAAAATGTTAAGGGTGTTATAGCGAAAGCTATTTACCAACATAATACTTTTCCACCTCGGACAGCACATAGTTAATTCTATGTGCTGTTTGTTTTTGTGCAAGAATCGTACAGTTTTCAAACAAGTTAATAATGCTATTCTGATTTATAGTATAGCTATAAATCGAAAGGAGCATACGCAGATGAAAGATATTGGCAATATGTTAGTTGACATAATGCAAGCGAATGATTGTTCATCCGTGTATGCCCTTTTTACTTTAGCAAAGGAGAATAGTCATGATGAACAATATGTATCCTCAGCAAATGTATCAAAAACCTATGAACAACGGAATAACATGGGTGCAAGGCATAGAAGGAGCGAAAGCTTTTCAGCTAATGCCTAATTCAAATGCAATACTTATGGACAGCGAAAATGATGGTAAATTCTATATCAAGATTGCTGACAATGTAGGCATGTGCAAGCTAAGAATATTTCAGTATGAAGAGATTACAGAAGAACAACCTACATCAGTAGACTTATCACAGTATGTAAGAAAAGATGAATTAAATTCTATGATTCAATCTATGTTAGGAGGTACAATAAATGAACAATCTGTTCCAACAACTCAACGCAAACAGCGGAATCTCATTACCGAATAACATCAAACAGATGATTACTATGTTTAAAGGTATGAAGAACCCACAAGCTATGGCACAACAAATGCTCAATCAGAATCCACAATTACAAACAGCAATAAAGATGGCAGGTGGCAATCCTGAACAGGCATTCAAAGCCATGGCAAAACAGATGAATGTTAATCCTGATGATATCATGAATATGCTTAAATAGATTCTTGCAAGAATAATATAAATAATTTAACGAAAGGAGAACACGATTATGGCTATGGAAAATGGTGGACTTTCTGCAAGTGATGTAGCACTTCTTAATGGTGGAGAGTTTGGCGGAAATTCATTCATGTGGATTTTCGGACTTCTGATTCTCATGTCAATGTTCAATGGTAATGGTTGGGGCAATAACAACTTTGCTAATGCTATTGGCTTTGAGAACCTTGCAACTTCAAATGAAGTGCAGAGAGGTTTTGATGCACAGAACAGCATGGCAAATGAAAGAGAGATTCTTTCAGCCGTAAATTCAGGAACTGCACAGGCAGTTGCCGCAACTAATCAGACATTCCATGATACTCTAGGCATTATTCAGAACAGATATGATGAACTTGCTAGGGATATTAGTGGACTTGCAGTAGGACAGGCAAATCTTATGTCTAAACAGCAAGAGTGTTGCTGTGAAACCAAGCAGTTGATTATGCAGAGCAACTATGATAGTGCTATGCGAGATGCACAAACTAATGCTAACTTTACAGCACAGATTCAAGGTGTAAAAGATATGATAGCACAGGATAAGATTGAAGCTTTACAGAATCAGGTAAATCAGCTTACACTTGCTAATCAGCTTGCTAATGTTGTTAAGTATCCAAACAACACAACTTATGCAGTTCCTTCACCTTGCTTTGGTGGATGTGGATGTAATATCTAATTGAGCATATTTAGTATGCCTATTATAAGGGAGTAGGCAACTACTCCCATTTTTATTGAAAGGAGAGATTAAAATGATAGAAGCTTATTCAACTAATATAGCAGTAGGAGCAGATACTAATATACCTTTTAATTCAGTATCAGTTCAGAAAGGTTGTACAGTTACTAAAACAAGTACAGATACCTTCAATCTTAATAAGTGTGGAATATATATGGTTTCAGTAGATGCAAGCACAGGAACAAGCACTACTATCCAGCTCTATAAAGATGGAGTAGCACAGCCACAAGCACAATCTACAGGAATCACACCTAACTTCATAACACTTGTGCAAGTACCTAATAATAACTCTAACTGTCCATGTTCAAGCCCTACAACTATTCAGGTACAGAATACAACAGCCGGCACATTTACAGATGCCAATATTGTAATCACTAAAATAATCTAATGAACAGATTAGGTAGCGGAGATAATGGAGAGTTCACATTTCTTGACATTATCTCCATTATAAGTTTTCTTATAGACGTAATGAACTTGGATGAAAATCTGACACAAGGTGACTTGCAAGACAAAGCACAGTTGATATTAGATGCGATACAGGAACACTTGCAACAGCAGGATGATAAGATAGATGAGATATTAAGGAGATTGAATTATGAAGAAGATACATAAAATGATTAAGCATATTAAAGAAGAACTTTGTGGTGCTTGTGAATATGCAGAGAAGTATGTCATTTATAAGAATACTAAGCCGGAATGGTCAAAGCTTTTTTCACAAATGGCAGAAGATGAACTTGACCATGCTACAGCTTTGCATGATATGGGGGACGAATGGGCAAAGACAGTTTCTTATATACCCGAAGAAGATAAAGAAGCATGGGAAAAGTGTGGAGCTATGTTAGCAGAAAAGACAGCCGAAGTGAGAATGTTACTATCAAAGTGAGGTGATTCTTATGAATATGCAAGAAATAAGTGATACAATAGAAGAATTAGAAAATGGACCTACAACTTTTGATTCTTGTATCAAGCTATCAGCACTTTATAATGTAAGAGATAATCTGCATAGTGATACTCAGAAAGAGCTAGAAGATGTACTTCCCCAGTTCAGAATGTATGTCGCTGTCAAAGCTAAATATCAACTTGGCGAATTACATGAAGAGGATTTGAAGTTTGCTATGCGAAGTATGTGCCGAGATATTGAAGAGTTTTTAGAAACTCTATATAATAATACAGAATTACAAGGAGAAAGAGATATTATTCATAAGATGTTATCAGACTTACTAGAATCGCTTTAAATCGAGTTTCTTCTATTAGATGTACAATTTATCACTTTTTAATTTAAAATCGCTCTATGAAGCGTATAACAAGCTTAAAATAGAAGTGTTGCTGTCAGCACTTCTATTTTTTATTATAAAAAAGTTGTTGACAAACAAATAAACATGAAGTACAATGTTTACAGATTGATTAAAAAAGTAAACTCAGAAAAGGAGAACAACATGATAAACGTAAGAATTGCAGAATCAAAACAATGTGGTGAGGATTATTCAATGTTTGTATCTTTTGAATATAATCAAAAAGTAGTTGATACAATCAGAGAACTCCCAACAAGATACTGGAACAAAGATACTAAAGAATGGGAAGTTCCATTAAAGAAACTCTCATATCTTATCGACAATCTTTCAGACTTTAATTTTGATATCTCAGGAAAGTATGTAACACTTGAAGCTCCGAAAGCTGTTGTACCTAAGAACTTCAAATTTAAGACTAAGCCATTTGAACATCAGATAGATGGCTTTAACTATGGCTTACAATATGATAGATGGTTGCTCGGTGATGAGCAAGGACTTGGCAAGACAAAGCAAGTTATTGATATTGCAGTCGCAAAGAAGCTTTCTAATAACTATCAGCATTGTCTTATAGTTTGTGGTGTCAACGGACTTAAATGGAATTGGTACAATGAGATACTTACACATTCAGATGAAAAGCCTTATATTCTCGGGCAGAGAAGAAGAAAGAACGGCAAGCTTGTAATCGAAGGTTCAGATGCAAAATTTGATGATGTACTTAATCTTGATAAGATAGACAACTACTTTATCATTACTAATATTGAAACGTTAAGAAACTTAGATATTAATAATGAACTTGTAAGAGCTTGCAAAGCCGGACTTATTAATATGATTGCCGCAGACGAAGTACATAAAATGAAGAACCCATCTTCTCAGCAAGGAAAAGCATTCCTTAAACTGCAAGCCAAAACAATGATAGCCATGACAGGTACTCCGCTCATGAATACCCCTATGGATTTATATATCATTCTCAAGTGGCTTGGCTATGAAAAGAATGCTTTCTATAAATTCAAGAATCATTATTGTGTAATGGGAGGATTTGGTGGCTACGAAGTAGTTGGCTATAAGAATCTTGATGAATTGCAAGAAAGACTAAATGATATAATGTTACGTAGACTTAAAGAAGATGTACTTGATTTGCCAGAAAAGACTTATGTAGATGAATATGTAGAGCTTACTCCTAAGCAAGCAAAAATTTACAAAGAAGTTACCGCAGAGATTAAAGAGAACATAGATAATATCAAGATGTCAAATAACCCGCTTGCAGAGCTTATCAGAATGAGACAAGCTACAGGCTATACCGGCATTCTTTCAACTACAATTCAAGAATCAGCAAAGCTTGATAGAATGGAAGAGCTTGTAGAAGAAGCTACAGAGAATGGACGTAAAGTAGTAATATTCTCTAACTGGACACAGATGACTACGCCTATTGCAGAAAGATTAAGAGATTATAATCCAGCTATAATAACTGGTGAGATTAATGCTGATACAAGACAACTTATGATTAATAAGTTCCAGAATGATGATAGATGCAAAGTCATAGTTGGTACTTCCGGTGCTATGGGTACTGGAATTACACTTACAGCAGGAACAGTTGAGATATTCTTAGACCATCCTTGGAATAGAGCATTGTATGACCAGTGCGTAGATAGATGCCACAGAATAGGACAGAAGAACAATATAACTATCTATAATATTATGGCTCAGAATACGATAGATGAAAGAATATGGCAGATAGTAAACGATAAAGGTGCTATGAGTGATGCTATAGTTGATGGCAAACTGAAAAGCAACAAGACAGAACTTCTTAATTTCTTACTTAGTTAAAATATGATTGACAATGTTTAAATATTGTAGTACAATGTTTATGTTGAAATCTGAATAGAAAGTGAGGTGATGAAAGTGGAAGAGAGACTATACAACGTTACAGAAGTGGCACTAATAGTCAACAGTTCTATTAACTCAATCAACAACTGGTATAGATTTAAGAAACAGAATCCAGATAATGAGTATGCGAAGATACTTCCGGACTTTATTCAAAAAGGTCAGCGAAGAACAAGATATTGGAAACAGTCTGATATTGATAAGCTGTTAGAATTTAAGAGTAAACTACCTAAAGGTAGAAACGGAATACTTGGTTCAGTAACACAGAAATGGAATAAAAATAGTAGATTGTACTACAGAAAGGATGTAAGCTATGAAAACTAAAAACACTATAAAAACAGTAATATATACAATATGCATTCTGATACTGATATGGTTTATCATATCGTATGTAGATATCATCAGGCACAATTCTCTCGGAGATGAATCATATCAGTATTGGGTATTTAACTTTTTCAGATTGTTTGAGAGGAGATAAGTATTATGGCAAAGAAGAAAGTAGAAGTAACACTTGATACACTTATTCCACAGTATGCAGAGAATAAGCAATTACTTGATGATTATAAAAAGATTTGTGATGATGAAAATAAGCAGATAAAAGATTTGATGGATGAAGGTTCCTATGAAGCCGGAGGCTATAAAGCTACAAAGATTGTATCAACAAGAGAATCTATGAATGAAGAGGCACTGTTATCATTACTTCAATCATATAGTGATGGTATTAGTAAAGCACTTAATAAAGTAGATTCAAGCATTGAGTTTATTGATTTTAGAAAACTTGGAGTTATTAAGACAAAAGAGTATGTAGACATGGATGCACTTGAATCAGCAATTTATAATGGTAAGATTAGCAAAGAAGTGCTGATGGAGATAGATAAATGCAGAGAGTCTAAAGAGGTTATAACACTCAGAGTTAGTAAAATAAAGGAGAATAAGGATGGCGAAGAATAAAGCATATGAAAGTAAAGCAACAACCACATCTATAAGCTGTACAAGCAGAAAGTCTATAAAACTAGGGGATAACTTCTTTACAGTAGAGTTTTGTGAAGAACGTGCAGTTCCGGCAGATGCAGATATGAAAGAAGAAAGACGTTTGCTTTGGGAATGTGTAGATGATGAATGCTATGAACAAGTGCAAGAAATATTAGCAGAATATAAAGACAGAAAAAAGCGTTGACAAACGTTGTTTACAATGTTATAATATATATGATGTATGATTTTCAATCTCAATACATACAAACAG